GGAAAGACCTCTTTGAAATCCTTACTGTTTACTAGGTTTCTAACCTTCCTGCCAAAACCAACAGCCAACTCAGCAGTGTGCGCTGTCTGTATAATCTTCTTATCTGGATACTTGCCTAGAAACCACGCAGGAAGCAGATACGAGGCAAATTCCGATTTAGTGTGTCTTGGGGGCATATTAATGATTAAACGCTTTAGATCGCCTCTGGCGACCCTCTCGAAGGCATCAGCCATTATCTCATGGTGTTTCCCATGTATAAAAGCAGCCCACATCTCATTAACGAAAGACATAAAGCTGTCACCACACTTCTCTCTAACCTGAGATTGCTCGTATTCTTCAAGCAATTCCATGAATTCTTCTTTCTGAGAGGCTGGTAACTTCTGTATCTGCTTTAATAGGTTTTTATTCATGACGTATATACCTACTAAGTGAATACTTTCTTTTAAAAAAACTTATTAAGTACATACCAAGTAGGCACTTATTGGGTAGGAACTGGGTAATAAGTATGTACTAGGTATAAATACCCTTGGATTATAGAATTTTGCATGTCTTCACAAGAAAATCAACAAAAAATCTGTGATTTTTTAGAAATATTATGTGGGGGTGTAGGATTCCTACCCCTTTTTCTACAAAAAACCTGGGTTTTACGCAAAAAAAGCTAGCATTTTGAAATAAGTAGGGGGGGGTATATGAAATTTACTAATATCCTGTGCAAATCACTATGTATATATGGTAGTCAGGTACCCGCGCGTGTGTGCGGGGGGGTGGGGGGTTGGTTCTGGGCTGGGATTCGGGTCGTTCATGGGGGTGGGTGCGTGATCGCGCAGTGCAGGTGAGGCCAGAAAATATGTCTGACTAGTCTGAGCTATCGAGTAGGCGCGTGAGCTTGTCTTCTATCTCGCGCTCTATTTCGCTTGTGTCTCTGGATGTACGTTCCTCCACTACATCTGAGAAGAGAGCGACAGACTTGCCTAGCAATTCAAGTGCTCTTATGCGGGCTGAGTCGGACTCGCTTTGTTTGCTCTCGTTATAAAGCTGTTCTATGACGTAGTTCTTTGTTCGTAAAGCAGACGCAGTTACGCTCTGCTCCTTACGCTCTATTGCCTTCCTGATGCTTAGTGCGATCTTAGGGTTTGCTACAAGCTTGCTGGCTTCGACTTCTACCCACTTGGGTATCTTTCCCGCCTTCGTTAACGTGACATCGTAGACGGACGCATACGCCTCCTTATAGCTTCCTAACTTGCCCTTAACTATCTCATTCACAAATGCTCTCTGCTTTGCCGTGAGGTCGCTTGTTTTTTCTACCAGTTTCAACTCTGGTTTCTTGTCTTTACTCATGGGCGAATTATTAACCAGTAAATGTGGATTAGATATGCTCACAAACTGCTAGCAGATATATTGCGTTAAATGATGTGAGCTATTATGCTATCCGGTGATGTACTCGAAGTAGGTCGGGAAGGTCGATGCGATACGCAAGCCCCTGACTGAATCCGCATCGTAAAATAATGGGCGAGTTCTAGAGAGACTAGAAAGGTTCGCGGATTGGAACTGACTAGGTTTGTCGAAAGACAATTTACGAGACTAGTAAAATTCTATCGGGGATTTTGATTGTGAGCTGAATCGCTAAGACAAGCCAGCTAACACAATGCAAGCGAAACGATAGAGGCTCCCTCCAGAGTCCACGAATTAACGTGTATGAAGAGCATCCTATTTTCGGGGTGCAGAAACTCAATTTGGAGGATTGAAAATGTCTGATGAATATAAACCTGAATTAAGCGAATACCTCGCTCACATTTGGGAAATAAAATCAGTGAACCATGCGTACCGATCTTTGGTTCGTAATTGGTTCAGGTCATATTGCCGCCATGAGTACTATGCTGATTTGGCTATGTACTACGATGGGCTAGACGATGAGATTAAATATCGTGCGGCTGATAAAAAAGCAGAGTTCTTTTTTGATGCATATCATTTCATTGAAGAGCGATTGCCAAAACGCGAAGTAAAGAATGCGTACAGGCAATTAAAGAATGGTTTGCGGGACGAGCCCCTGCGCGAAGCGTCAGGGGTCAAGGAGCAAACCAATGATGAAATCAACTATCCGATTCTACGTGAGGCGAAAATATGAAATTGCACGAACAGCGAGACTATTGGAAAGAAATATCTCGGCAAAGATTGGAGTGCATTATGTCTCTCCTAAACTATGTCGAATCAGATAAATTCCAATTCGATAGAAATGTGAATTCAGGGGATATCATCCTAAGAATTCGGGAACATTTGGGAAGCGATTACGAGAGGCCATTAGAATGATTTGGATTACAAAAAACCAAAGCCCCTACCAGCTATGGCAAAGGGCAAAAAATCTAGGCGACTTCAAAGCAGAAAATGGTTCTGAGTATGTGGTGGCAAAAAGCAAAAAAGAGATTGAGTCCGGGTATCACGTCCCGGTCTATATCGGAGTGAATGGAAAACTCAAAAAGACTAACGACTTTACGATGTTTTTCTAAGTTTGGATGGGGCGACTTAGGTCGCTCCGAGTCTGTGAATTAACACACTGATGAGATTCCTGGAGCTGGTAAATAATATTTTCCAGAGTTGTCCTGGGGGTCAAGAAACTCAAATTTAAATTGGAGGATTTAATGAGAAAAGTAACAAGAGAAATTCGAGAATCTTGGTTACAAGGCAAACCGAAAAAAGTTAGTAATACATACACGGACGGAAACTCGGTTTGGCTTCACGGCAATAAGATAATCGAAGTGATCGAAGGGAAAGTTTATGCCACGTTATCTGGGTGGCCGACTCGAACGACTATGGAAAGATTGAATGGGATAACCAGCGCACATTTCTATACTCGAAAATACAAGCCTTGCTTAACAACCTCACTAGGTGATTTCGCGATCAATCCTAATGCTTGGTATGAGGTCGGGCCTAAATGAACGATAAAAAAGAAAAGCCAGATTGGTCAAAAGAAGAGGCCAGACAGAATGTCAGGTCGATATGCTCACGATGCGGTAACCCGCCTTTAGCGTATGAGTGCCTAACATGCGGAAGTACCGCGAAGCATTATGAGGTGATTAAAGATAATGAGTGATAAAAAACTGGGTCGGAGAATTGCCGGCTCATGGGGTCGCGCCGCGAAGCATTTGAAACGAACTGCAAATCGCGGGACGCGAAAACGAGCGAAACTTGAACTGAGGAGGTGATATGAGAATGGGGCTACGGCCCCATTTTTTTTATCATTTTTTTTTGTGTTTTTTTTGGCATGGGGGGGAGGATTCTAGAGAGATAGTCCTCGAACAAACCTACTGATGAGCTTGTGAGATTCAAGCGAAATAAACTGATGTTTATCTAGGTGCTATCTACCAGATAGCTGATTTAACTTTGTTGAATAGATTGGAGGATTTATGAAACCGAGTAAGGCATTAGAATTAATGCAATATGTCCTGAAGGGTGGCAACTCGCCTTTTCTTCTGGGCGGTACAGGTGTTGGAAAATCTGCTGTTGTTAGAGAACTGGCTAACAGATTAGCAGACGGAGCCGAGGTAGTAGTTGATGAGATTAACCCAAGCGAAAATCAGTTTGGGTTTATCGACTTCCGACTGTCCCTTTACGAGTCTGTCGATTTGGGTGGATTGCCATACATCAAAGATGTGGACGAGACATGCGTACAAGGCAGGGCATTTCTAGGTAATCTACCGATAGGCGGAAGGGGATTGCTCTTCTTTGATGAATACGCTCAAGCGCATGGTTCTGTCCAAGCGATTGTTGGTCAGTTGGTCTACGAAAATCGACTAGGCGAGTATAGCTCTCCTGAGGGTTGGCATATCGTGTGCGCTGGCAATCGTGCTAGTGACAGAGCAGGGTCAAACAAACTCCCTTCTCACGTTGTTGGTCGAACAAGTGTTATCGACTTTGAGCATGACACAAACGATTGGCTAACATGGGCATCCGAAAACGATGTGCATATGCAGGTAACTGGATTCATTTCCAGAGAGCCGCATATGCTGAACGTCTTTGACCCGAAAGTGACAACACCACAAGCGAGTCCACGTGCATGGACAAGGTTAAGCGATACGCTAAAGACCAATCCTGATATTTCA